ACTTATGAAAGCGATAGAGTTTTAATCGAACACAAAGACAAACGCAAGAAGAACCAGGAGTTTAAGTATGGCGAAGACGTGGAATAAATCTGCTCATGTATCTGCTACACAAGGCAGAGGTAAAAAGACAAGTCAAGGTAGAGGTAATGTTGCTTTCTCTACCATGAATAAAAACAAAAAAAGCAACTTCAAAAAATATCGAGGTCAAGGCAAATGAGTATAAAAGAAAAAGTAATAACAGTTAAAGTTCCTGAAAGAAATTTAACGTGGATTAAAAACAACTATCGTAAATCTAAACAAGGAGTAAACAGTTTGTTTGAATATGGTGGTATAGATATACGCGAGGTTCATGCAATCGCAGATTTACTTTATCATCTTGATGAAGCATTTAATATTGAGGAGAACCTATGAACATATTTTATTTTGATGATTGTCCGGTTGAATCAGCACGAGCACAACCTGATAAGATGTTAGTTAAAATGCCCTTGGAAACAGCACAGATGTTGTGTACTGCACACCGAGAGTTAGATGGTGATGAGTACGCTGACAAACATGGTCTTTACAAAAGAGCCTATTGGAATCATCCTTGTACTATTTGGGCAAGAGAATCTAGCTCAAACTATTCGTGGTTGTATCGTCACTTTGTGGCATTGTGTATTGAATACAGCAGTAGATATGGAAGAAGTCATTTGAGTTTTGACAAACTCTCTGGCCCTCTTATGAAACTACCTCAGAACATTGAGATAGGAGACATGACTACTGTTGCTCAAGCTATGCCTGACGAGTACAAACATGAAGACCCAACTGTTGCGTATCGTAGATATGTGATTAATGAAAAACACTATGCCAAGTGGGAACAGAACAGAGCTAAACCTACATGGTGGACTACTAAGGAGGTAGCGTAAAATGAAATTTAATATCATAATAGGGGCTGTGTTAATTGCTATGATAGTGGCAATGTTTAACATAGTAAATATAACTACAGATAATATATCTGAAAACAAGTCCGGACTTACTAGATTAAACAAATCTTTTTTGTCTCTCAGCGAAGAGTTTCAAAGCGTAGGTAGACAAGCAGAGTTAATAGAATCTACTAGAGAGAGCTATAGAAATTCTTTGGTTGAGTTATCAAATAGATTAGATTCTATGGATGAAACAAACTCAGAAATCTATCGTATCTTAAATGAGTTAGATGAGAAGTTAAACAAACCACCTATGCCTATTGTTTTAGAAAAACCTGTTGAACTTGAAACAACAGAAGAAATTGGAGTTAATGGAGGACTAGGTGTCCTAACCGGAACTCAAATTGTTGGGCAGCCTGAAACAAAAGAACTTGAAGTTGTTCCTTGTCCTAAACCAAAGGCAACAAGGAGTTTTGATTCTTATCTTTCTCGAATTACAATCAACAAAAAAATATCTTTTACTGTTATTTATGATGTTGTCTCTGGCCAAAGTACAAACACAAGGTACGATGGTGCAGTTCCAAGTAAACTAAAACGAGCAGTCGATAAATATATTTCTGAATTAGAATTTCCAGGAGAGATAACTGTACAAGGATGTACTCTACCTTTTACAATAAATATTTAAGGAAAATGACATGTATATTTATATGAACACAGAAAGCGAAACAAGAATTTTAACTCGTGATGAGTACAGAATTTTTTTAGATTTTACTCTTGATAACTATGAAGATATGTATTCAGAGAAGGTTGGTTATGAAGTAAATTATAATCCAAGAAAAGATAGTTTTACAGTCACATTACCATCTAATAATGTAATAAGTTTTGTTGATTTATTCAACGAAAGGGGTTGACTTTTTAGTCAGCAAGTGTATAATAACTAATGCAATAATGCCAAACCATAGGAGAAAATAAATGGCAATACAACAAGGAATAGCCTATTGGGCTAGTGTAAGAACACCTAATACCAAGTTCGAACCCTGTTATACAGTGGACTTAGTAGTAAGTGATGAGGTGGCAAATGACTTTGAAAGTCGTGGCTTCAGGGTTAAAGACCTGATAGTCAATGATGAAGTTGTTGGTCGGTCTATTAACTTTAAAAGAAAAGTCAATGGTCCAAATGGAATGGTTCGTAAAGCACCATTACTAATGGATGCTGATAAAGTTCCAATGGATGAAAACGTTGGTAATGGTTCTAAGGTTAGAGTTCAATACAATGAGTGGGAAGCCACTAATAAGTTTGGAACTTTCAAGGGCTTGGACTTTCAAGCTATGCAAGTAGAAGAATTAATTTCTTATAAAGCCGGAGACGGAGATGAGTTTGATTCTATCGAAGGTGGCGAGGAGTTCTAAATGATTATTACTATAAATAATGATGATGGTTCTACTACCTTTGATGTTAATAATATCAGCGATGATAGTATTAAACAAGAAGCTACTGTCATAGTACAAAAGGTAGGTAACCTACAAGTTATCATTGAAGCCTTAGACTTTGCAAGTCGTACACATCGTGCTAACTTAGAAGAACTTCTAAAAGATAGAGAGGAAGCAATCGTTGAAACAGCCCCTGCTCGTAATGAGAAAGGTCAGTTTGTTGGTGACGACCCTGATACTATTGAAGATGAATCTAAAGTAGTAAAAGAATCTTAATTCTAACCATGCTAGGACACAGATTAAATTCTGTGCCTAGCTTTTTTTTGGGTCAAACATGGAAAACAATTTAAAATTTGTAAAGTATCATCAGCCTTGTCCATCATGTGACAGTAGCGATGCCCTATCACTCAACGAGGATGGGTCTGGTAAATGTTTTAGTTGTCATAAGTTCTTTCCTAGTATTGATAAACAATCTACATTCAAATCAAACCAGGTAAAAACAAGTATGAAAGAAACAATAAAAGAACTGAATGCACATGGTGGTGTGTTCGCAAAGTTAACAGATAGAAACATAGCAAAAGAGACTGCTGAAAAGTATGGTGTCAAAGTTGTATATGACTCTAATGGTACGTTAGCTCAACATATATATCCTTTATATATTAACAATGAGCTTACGTCTAACAAAATTCGATACGTCAGAGATAAGAAATTTTCTTTTGATGTATCACCTAATGGTGTTGGACTTTTCGGTCAACAGTTATTCAAAGAGGGAGGTAAGTATCTTACCATAACGGAGGGAGAGTGCGATGCTATGGCAGCCTATGAACTACTTGGTAGTAAGTGGGCTGTCGTATCCGTTGTTAGAGGTGCAGCAGCAGCAGTAAAAGATATTAAAGAAAACCTTGAGTATGTAGAAAGCTTTGATAATGTTGTGCTTTGTTTTGATAAAGACAAACCGGGACAAGAAGCTGCTAAGAAAGTAGCTACCATATTAAAACCTGGTAAAGCCAAGATAGTAACTTTACCTAATGGTTACAAAGATGCTAACGACATGTTGAACAAGGGACTCTTCAAAGAGTTTACTAGTTCTTGGTGGGATGCAAAGGTTTATACTCCTAGTGGTATCATTCGTGTATCAGAAAAACAATCTGAGTTTCTTAATCGTGAAAGAAAAGAAAGCATTCCCTATCCTTGGGAAGGTTTAAATAAAAAACTATATGGCTTGAGACAAGGAGAGCTCGTAACTTTAACGGGTGGAACGGGTCTTGGTAAGTCTAGTATTACTAGAGAGCTTGAGCATTGGCTAGTTAAAAACACTGATGATAATGTAGGTATCATAGCATTAGAAGAAGATTGGAAACGCACAGTTGATGGTATCCTTTCTATTGAAGCTAACGCTAGGTTATACGTAGACCAGGAGAGAGATAAGTTTGATAAAGAAACTATCATGGATATGTTTGATAAGATATTTTCTAATGACAAAGTATTTATTCATGCTCACTTTGGAACGAATGAGATAGATGATATCTTTGCCAAGCTTAGATATCTCATTGTTGGATGTGATTGCAAGTGGGTAGTTGTTGACCATCTACACATGCTAGTCAGTGCATTAGCAGAAGGAGATGAAAGAAGAGCCATTGATAATATTATGACTAGACTGAGAAGTTTAGTTGAAGAAACCGGGGCCGGATTAATATTAGTATCTCACTTGAGAAGAGTTGATGGAAACAAAGGTCACGAAAACGGAGTTGAAGTAAGTCTCTCTCATCTTCGTGGGTCTAACAGTATAGGACAGTTGTCTGATTGTGTTATTGCA